ATGACCAAAAAAGTTGATAGGGTACTCGATATAGGCACGGATCTGGTCCAAGAGTTAGGTCCAGTGAAAGTTTTAAAAGCTATTTGGGATAGTAGGTATGAGAAGAGAATAAGGACTCTCTTTGAAAATTGCGCACAACAATTACATAGAGGCGAGGATATAGGGGCGCTAAAACACAAATTAGATCAATATTCTGAAAGTGAAGTAGGGCAAGAGGTGATCTTTTCAATGGTCAATTGCGCCTTGCAATCTGAGTCGAGCTGGTGTTGTAGAGTGCTGGGGGTAATTCTTGGAATAAAAGTTAAGACAAATCAGCCGTTAACACATATCGAGCGAATTATCTCCAAGGCCCTCAAGGAGATGAACGACGAAGAGCTTGAGTTGTTAGTGACAATAATTGATAACCTTAAAGCGATCCCTATCCCTGAGAAAATGATAAAAGAAGCAGGAGGTGATCAGGCCAAGTTACACGAAAGCCTTAAAAGAAACTCAGTACGTTTATTTGATTTCTATGAAATAAATGCGATAAAGGCAGAAAATCAAGACTATCCAAAACATGAAGGAATGCTGGAAAGGCTCAAAATGCTTCAGGTTATATCCTCAACAAGTATGAGTGGTGGTTGGTCTAGGACGAGTACAGTTGGCTTGCTTAAACCAAATAGTGCTTCTTTTAAATTGGTTGAGTTGGCTAGAAAAGTTCGTTAACAATAAGATTAAGAGGATTATTGTGTTTGAATTTCCAAGAGATAGTCAAAATGAGTATTTATTCCACTACACCAGTGTAGATACCTTAGTTGACCATATCCTACCAAAACGCCAACTTTTGCTATCCAGCTTTTCTAAGGTAAATGATCCTAAAGAGTATAAAGACTTTATCCTTCAGCCATGTCGCCGTGATGCGGACAGGCATACCGAAACGTTTAGCCAATTGCAAAATACGATTTGGCCGGAGTTTAAAAGACGGCTAAAAGTGGCATGTTTTGTTTCTGAGCAGCAAAAAGACTCAGAGGAGCTTTTAAACTACAGCGGGCGTGGATTTGTAAATTCACCATTGTGGCATCATTATGCTAGTAAGGGCGAGGGCGTGTGTCTTGTCTTTAATAAAAGCATTCTATTAAAAGCGTTTGAAGAACAATTTCCTTCTAAAAGCTATCATGGAGAGATTGAATATAGGGCCATACCTGCCAACAAACAGACAACATTACCGTGGGCACAAATGAACATGGATATGATTGAAAATATAGGTTTGAAAGAATACGTAGATTGGCACATCGCCGAAAACCATAAGTCTATGTTTTTTAACAAGTCACCTGAGTGGGGCTATGAGAAAGAGTACCGTTTGGTCGTAACTTCAGATAAAGAAGGTATTTTTCTGAATATTGACAAATGTCTCGCAGGGTTGGTGTTTGGTCCCAATGCTAATTTAAGAGATAGAAGGAGGGTGTTAGAAATACCAGATAGACGGGGTTTTGGTAGTCCTATGTATAAACTTAATTATAAGAACTGCTCTCCAATTATTGACCATGAGTGGGGTAAATAGCACTTAAATTACTCTTGCTTTAGGTAACCAATAGTCAATACTTACACTGTAAACAAGACAAGGAGGTCGAGTATGCAGTATTCCTACTTCAAGCGCGGTCCCGGCAAAGGCTCACTTACGCCTTTGGCTACTCGGTGCGAGCAGGCCATTGATGTTGTGTCGCGAGAACTAATCACCCCAGGCGACATTAAGTACATTGAATCCAAGCTGCATGCCAAGTTCGTGCGCAAGATGGGTGAAATGCATTACTTATTCACCCGGTGCGCACGTTTTTAGGTTACGTTAGTGTTTAAGTATCATGCGGCTTAGCCGTTCGTTGGCGGCGCGCGCGATGGCTACCAATTGGTACGGCTGTATTGTAAAGCTTTCTTTTAGTATGTTGGGCAGCTTGTCGAACGAGGTCACCATGTCGTCTGGCCCCAGCGCTTGCGTGCGTGTGGTTTGTCCATTTTCAATGGTGAGCAAGATGCGTTGATAGTCGAGTGGGGCGGGCAGCTGCGCGTCGCTTCGTTGCTGCTCATCAAAAGCGCGGATCACCTGCAGGTGAAACTTAGGGCTGATCCACATGGCATAGGCATAAACCAGTTCTTTGCATACCCAGGTTCCCGCATTCACGCCACCTTTGTATACTTTATGGGCTAAGCCCATATTTGGGCTTAGCTCTATTTCATTAATCAGGTCATTGGTTTGTGACGTTCTAATAAACTTACTTGGCCTATGGTTAGGGCTTCCACCACTGGCTCTATGAAGGTCGTTTAGTGAATAGAGATCACCCTTGAGGCGGATCTGTTTGGATAATATGGATAAATTAGTCATGGTTGACTCCTTGGACAATGGTTTAAATCATCACCAAGGTCGCCAAACAGATGGTGATGACACGAGCAGGGTTGGCGAACCGGTTCCAAGGGACCGGCAGACCCGAAGGTCTCCCCACCCGTGCCACCATAATGTATGCGCACAGGTGTGCGGACACTAAAAAACACGCATAAATTTAGAGGCGTGTAGTGTCCTCTTGGAATATTCAGGTCGCCAAACCCGGCACCAGATTTTGCTGGTACGCGGTTAGTATGGGCTCAGCTAGGGGTATTGTCAATATCATGCTAGTCGGCCAGTAGTAGCCCGGCATTAAAGCCAATCCACATGGCGTTGATTAGCTCGTCGTGGTAACCGTCTTCGATATCAAAGCCTGCTAAGCGGCTTTGTATCTGGCTACCGAATTGCTGCAAGGCCCAGCGTTCAAATTTAGGTTTGTTTTCCATGCTTATGTTTCCTTGGTTTGATTTTGGTACCGTCATTAATGACGGTACCATCTGAGCTGATTCGAATGTTTCCTACTAAGCGGCTGCGGTCATTGGCTGCAATTTTTGGTAGATAGCTGACAGGTATTTCGCCTGGTGAATTGCGTCATCAACCGCGCTATGACGGACGCCATTAAATGGCATATCGGTTTTCGGGTCGAAACCGTGTAGGGTGCGGCCAAGGTCAACAAGTGTTCGAACATCACGATCCCCAGAATACGGCCATGGCTGTTTCATGCGGCAGGCTTTAAGCGCGTTACCCAGGATCACATTGTCGAAGGTGCAGCCATTACCCCAAACAACCCGCTCTTTCCATTCGGCGATATTGGTATCAAGCCAGGCGGTAAACTGCTCTAAGGCATTTTTGAGCACCACGGCATCTTTGCGTAACAATACCTGACGCGCTGCATCATCTTGCTCCATCCACCAAAGCACTGTGCCAGCGTCCATTTCGCCGTAATAAGCGGAACTTTTTAAGCTGACAATGGCCTCGAATTTTTCGCCAATCTCTCCCGTTACCGGGTTAAACAGACAGGCACCAATGGCGACTATGGCGGCCTTTGAACCGTTGCCCATAGTCTCCAAATCAAGCATTACGTTGTTCATAAATGTTTCCTATTTTGATTTCGCCGTGATTGGCGTGTTGTTTGACTGTTACTTGACCCTTGCTTGACTCAACCTGGTGGGCCTCAATCATCGCTTCCCAGTCGTCGGTTAGATAGTTAAAGTCTTCTGAGGTGTAGTTGCCCCCGGCAGCGGCCGCAGCCATGCTGTGTGTGATCTTTAGGGGCACCAGCTCATAGTCGTTTTTGTGCTCGACTAGCCAGTCAATTGCCTGGTGCGCATCAAGTTGCAATAACTGCTCTATTGTCATTATTGTTCCAAGCCCTCTAATCGGAGTATAAGTTCGCAGGCAGCAGCCCTTAGGTCATCCAGCGAACCGTCATTCACAATCACCTTATCCACTAAGTTTTCACCTATCCCGTCTTCTGAGCAGTGAGAGAGAATATGGGCCCACTCAGGCCTTATGATTTTTATCACGATGCCGCCCTGGTCTCGGATCAACTTAGCCTCATTCTCGAAACGAACATCGGTGATGATCAGCGCCTGGTGCGCAGCAATTTGTTTTTTGGCGGCCTGCAACCATAGCTCGCTGTTTATTAAGTTGCGCCCCCATTCTGTCCCCAGTGTCTGCATCGCTTTGCGGGGCGATACATTAAAGTGCGGATCCACTTCATCTTTCAGAGCACCGTTAACGTGATCGTCGCTCCACCCGAAAATTTCTCGGCAGGCATTCTTAATGGGCAAAGCAAAGGCGTATTGCTCAAATTGTTTAAACTCCCTCAAGAATGATGCAAATGTGTCTTTGCCACAGCGGGCCTGTCCGGTTAAACCTATAAGCATGGTTTCTTCCTATTTTTTAATTACTCTGGTGTCGTGTTCTGGGCTTTGCTCACAGTACAAAATCCAGTCCGGGTCTTCGCTATCAACCCAGTCACCTTCACCAATTTCTCGCCATTGGTAGGTGTATTGGTCAGGGTTAATCGCTGAATAAAGGGTGTGGCTGGGCTCCATATTGAGTGGCTTATGACTGGCTTCCCAGTCGGCGTAATCTGTTTCGATAAACTCATCCGGGTTACGCGTAACTTTAAGCTGCACCTGGATCTCTTCTTTACCGTCGAGCAGTACGCCCAAGGCCACTTAGTTATTGGCGTAATCACCTTCAAACATGTCTTGCAGCAGGGCCTCGATATTTTCGACGGCGGTGCCGGCTATTTCTTTGGCTGCACTCATCAGTCGCTCCTAAGCTGCTTTCTTAAAATCTGCTGGGTTTAGCGGCTTAAAGCGGCTGCAGAACTGGTCGATTACTTGCTGTGTCATGGCATCAAACACTTGCTGTTCAACGGCCTGACCTTGCTCTACCACTTGGCCGTGCTCGTTAATGATCGCCAGGCGGTGGCCGGGCGCCATAACCAGGGCGTTATTGGTTGCGCTAACTAAGCTCATACTGCCTCCTCAATTTCTTCGGCGCCGCGCCAGCCCGACAACACTGCAGCCTGGTGCCGCGAGTGGCCTTCATCGAGCAGGTCGAGATAGGTTTGGTAATCATCTTCAATGCCTGGGTAGTGGCACTGCTCGCAAAACGCAGTGGGCGATTGCTTGTTACAGCTGTTGCAGTTGGTCATAACGGCCTCTTGCTTACGTTGGTAGAACTGCCTGGTTCGGGTGCGCTGCTGGGCAACGCTATGGCGTTTAAATTTGTGCATTGCTTAGTTCTTCACTTAGTAAAATGGTGCATTCAAGGCCCACTCGGGCCGTTATAACCATGGGCGTAAGCCCATTTTTTGGCGCTGTTTATTCCATTTTTTAACCAAGGCGATGGCCTCGGCCTTGAGCTTTTCGCTAGTTAGTAACCGGCTGATCTCGTCATCATCTTTGGCTTTTTCACTGACCAGGGTTTCTAACGTGGCTTGCTCAAACTCGGTCATTAGTCGCTGCCTTGTGCCAGTGCTGCCAAGTCTTTTACATCGGTTTGCCAGTTATTGGCCTTGGCACGGCGCAGCCAGTTGCCACAGTGCTCCAAAGTGGCCTTGGTCGGGCGCAGGCCGCCTTTGGGTGCCTCAACCAGTTCGGCTTCGTCATCTTGGTTCAGCAGTATCAGGCCGCCGCGGCCGCTTTGGTGTAAATAGAGCAGGGGCGTTTGCCGCTCATCGTGCCCGGCCACCATGCCACCTAGGTGGTAGGGGTAGGTTTGGATAATGTCGGCGCCGTTACGGTAAATCTGGTTAATGCTGGCCACATTCAGGCGGTTTTCCAGCTCAGTAATGTGAGCCTGCAACTGCTTGGTGGTCTTTCGCTCGGCGCTATAGTTACGCTTGTGCTGCTCGGCGGCATCGCGCTGGCGTTCCAGACGCTGCTGATAGCTTTTTATCTTCTCGCGTAGCTTCTTCGGGGTACTGGCAATTTCTTTAAATGCGCCCAAGACAATATTAAGGTCTTGTAGTTTGGTTAATGCCTGGTCCCGTTCTCGGTTTGCCTGCGCCAGCTGTTGCTCGGCGGTTTCGGCATTTTTTAATACCACGGCAGCGCCTTGCTCATAATCTTTTATTAGCGTGCTAAGGCGGTCGTTCTCTGCCTGCAGATGTTCCAGCTCGTTCACCAGTGCATCATGATCTGCGGCCTCCTGGTTGTACGCAGCCGCCAGGCTGGTAATTGCATCTGCAACTGATAAATTCGGTGTGCTCATGTTCTCTATCCAAATTCGTAATAACTTCAATTCAGCCCACTTGGGGAAGTGAGCTGTCAGAAGTTACTAGGCTGTAGCTTCAATCATCAGCACCTTGTCGATGCCGTTGCGGATAACGGTTTTTACTTCGTTAAAGGCATCTTCAATCACTTTTTCTGGTTCAATGAGTTCGTACCAGATGGCCAGTTCACCTTCGCGCAGACGATAACGAAGGCGTGCTTCAATGCGGTATTTCTCGCCGTTCTGGAAAGGGGCAATACCAATGGCAATTTTTTCTGGTACTGTCACTGTGCCTTTGCTTTGGTTTTGCTCGCTGAATTGGAACTCGAACTCACCAGATTGCAGACGTACACCACTGCTAAATACTGCGGTGCGGATCACACTAAACTTGGTAGCTATTTCAAGGAGCTCGCCACCTGAAGGCTCGGCAAAGTCTTTGATGTTTTCCTCGATAAACTCGGCAAACCCTAACTGATTGAACTTCTTCTTGTTGTTGCTTAACCAGGTCGCCCATTCACGTGACTGTGGGCAAGCGTATTCAACTTGATGGTCGCACCAGCTGGCTTCAGTGGTGGTGTGGTAGTCCAGCATGCCAACAATGCGCTGTGAGTTATCGTTAAGCACCACTAAGCTGTCATCGTCACAAAACTTGTTGAAATAACGGATAAACGAGTCGGTCGATAACACGTTGAGATGTTTGCGGATCCGTGTTGGGTTATCTAAAAACTTCTCAACGTTCTCTAGGTGGTAACCACGGGGTACAGCTACAAATGGAACACCGCCATCTACTTTGTGTAAGTGTTGTGCAGCAGAGTTGTCGTATTGAATTCCTAGTTCTATATTTTCCATAATGCTCGGTCTCTTAGTTTTGGCCAGCGGCGTTCTTTAGCTCAGTTGGCCCAGTTGAAGTAGCAACAGTCTTTAGGTCTAAGGACTGTTGATGGGGATCATTTCTAATTAGGTCGCCATCATGCGTTGACCACATAATGGTTTGGGCACGGTCCAGCTGCGGCACCTTGTTGTTCACCGTGCTTTGAATGGTCACTGTGTCTTCACTGCCTTTCATCAGTGAAACTTTAAGCTGCAGCGTTAAGCTGCCCTGGCGGCCGGTTTCTCGAACGCCTTTAATTACTTCTGCTAACTGTTCAGTTAGCTCTTCATCCAAGCAGCCCTTTTCAAAGTAAGAAACGTGCTGGCTAAATGGAGTTATTAAGTGTCTTTCACTCATGGTGGTTTCCTCTCGTTGCTTTTACTTAAACCCAGAGCTCTAGGTTCTGTTCTATGATCAGCAGCGCGACCAGGGTGGTTACCCAGAGCGCTGCAATAAGGTTTTTCTTTAGGTTTTTCATGCCGCCAGCGCCATGGGGGCTTTGCGGGTGTTCTCAACCAGGCTTAAAAAGGCTTTGGTCAGGCACAGGTCTCGGCGCGCCGCGGCGTTAACGCCGAAGGTGGCCACGGCGGTGCGGGTTTTAGTGTTGAGCAGTACGATCACGCAGTACTGAGTACCCGACTCATACACGCACAGTTCTTCGTTACGCAGTTGTCTGTTAACCATGTGTACCCGCTGTTTGATCTGGTTGATCATCAGCTCGGCATAAGTGGGCGCTGTTGTTGTGGCTAGCATGTTATTTCTCCTGTTGTTGTTGGTTGGTTGCTTACGGCAACCACTCGGCTGGCTTGGTTGGGCAAGTGCGGCCAGCAGGCTGTGACAAAGTTATCCGGCTTAGGCTGCCTGTGGCGGCTCCGGCGGTGGGGTGTTGGCAACCTTTAGCGCCGGAACAACAAGTTCAAAGGGGTGATCTTGCTGCACCTGTTTAAGCGCATTGAGCGCGGCGGCGGTGCTTTTGGTGCCGGGAAATAAAAAGACCTTAGTCATGGTGCTCTCCTTTACCTTTAGGCTGCGAGTAAGTCGTTTTGCAGTTCGCGCAGGCGGCGAACCCGGGTCGTGCGAACTGTGCGGTTATTGCGAACAGTTCTAAAACTGCGCTCCAGATCACCATTGGCGGTGCTAAGCAGGCACAACAACAGGCACAGGGTGTAGCGCAGTACCCCTTGCTTTACGGCTTGATGCACGGTCTCGCGCATGGTGTGGGTGTTAAAGCGAAAGCCCAAATCACTGCAGGCTTTTTTTACTGTTGATACCTTTACGCCCATTGCCTCGGCAATGCGCTTTTGGGGCAGGCCTTGCGCAACAAACAACAGGGTTCTGGCCTGCTGTGTAGGCAAAGAAGAGAAGGGCTTTGTATCAACCTGAATATCTTCCAGTTGATAACCCGTTGCTGTCCGTGTTGTTTGCATGTTCACAATATCAAAAAATAACTTATGCTATTATCCTGATATAACTTTTATTGTTTGTAAATAGCTTTTGCTATTTTATTTGTGTTTTAAGGTCATCTTGTTGAGTATAGGAATTTATTTTTAATTTTTTCTTTAGGGAAATGATGTAGTGTGGTGAATGGAGATAAATAAACCGGAAGGAATCAAAATGAAGTTATTAAAAACAAGCGGGCTTTTCTTGGCTGCTGCCACCATGACTGGTTGTGTAAGCAACGCCGCCGATACAGCAACTCCTGCACCAACTAACCTGACGGGCATGTATAAGGCCTCGTTTTTTGGTGGATCTGTTGCTTGGAAAATAGAAAGTGATGGAACGGGTGTCGCGTGTGAGCAGCGCAATACTGTGGGGTCAACCCCGACACTACGCGATATGGTTATCAATGGCACTAAGGCCTACGATGTCTTTGAGTTCACTATTACCAATGTGACTGAGGATGGGTTTACTGCAGAGGGGATCAGCGATATGCAGTTTAAGAAGATCAGTAAGTTCCCTGTCGCCTGTAAAGTGTAGTTAATAGAGAAAGGCGCATAATGCGCCTTTCTACCTTAATACTGAATACCAGAACACTCGGCCTATTACTCTTACGTCTTGGGCTTCGTCACTGCTTAAGTTCTCGTCAGGATACTCATCTGAATTATAACTGCGGATTCTAAGGCCACCGCCTGGTTTGCGATTTAGCGTTTTAACGTAAAGGGCGCCATTCCAGTCTATGGCATACATATCGCCGTCTTTTATTTGGGTGTTGCCCGTATCTATACCAACCGTGGCACCATCGGGGATCACTGGCTCCATGGAATTTCCGCTTACTTTTACACAAGCGGCGCTTTGGTAATCTATCCCTTGCCGGCGTAGCGTTGCTTTAGAAAAACGCAGTTTTGGCCCAGCTGTTTCTAATTGCACTGTCGAACCATTGCCAGCTGATAACTCTACTTCCATATAAAAGGGTACTTCTACTTCGTCATCATTTAGTGGAGTGTTGTTATCCCAAGGCTCTATATCAATAATTTCCTTGATATTTGAGCTAGTTTCCACACTTGGTGCCCGGGCTGCATTATCCGGTGTGAGTGCATCATCGTCATATAAAAGCCAGTCTGCAGACACGCCTAATACCCGAGCAAAATCAGTCAGGTTTCTGGGCCGCCGTGTTCGACCATTTTCGATGTTCATCACCGAAGGTTGAGATACACCAACGCGCTCACCAAGTTGTTGTTGGGTGAGGCCTGCGTTCTCTCTGGCCTGTTTAAATCTATCTTTTAGTTCCATAAGTGCATTTTGATAACATTTGTTATTTTTAGCAAATAGCATTTCTTTTATTGTAAATAGCATTAGTTATGATACTTTATAATAAATGCTATAAACCAACCGAGGTTGCAATGAGCTTAGAAGCATTGCGAAAAGCTATTCAGGTCAGTGGCGGACAAGCCCCATTGGCCGAGAAATTAGGCAAAAAACAGGCCCATATTTCTGTGTGGCTAAATAGAGATAAGAAAGTGCCTGCCGATATGGTGCTTAAAATTGAACTGGCGACGGGCGTTCCCAGGCATGAGTTGAGGCCTGATATTTACCCGCCAGATGAATATGAGGCGGTAGCAGAGGTACTGCAGCAAAAGAAGGTCGCGTAGGTGATTCTTCATAATAATTCCCCGTGTTGTATGTGCTTACTGTAGTGGGCACACCAAAAACAAGAAATCACCGCATGTATATGTGTTTTTATACAGGTAATGACATGGTAACCAAAAGCCTAGAAATAAAATTAACGAGTGACACCTCGGCAGTTAGCAATTTGCTGGACAAGCTTACTCAGTGTCTAGAAAGCAAACCTGCCTACCTGGCTGCGCAAGTGGTGAAGCGTATAGAGGCGCTGCGAGCGCAGGGTGATTTAGTGCTTATGTTACAGACTGGGAGTCTAAATATGGAGGTGATCATGTACCCCACGCCTAGCTTTGTATATCTGGCTCAAGCCGTTTTTTCTAACAAATTTCAGGAGCTCTATCCACAAGGGTAGTACCTGGTTTGTAGTTTCAATCAGCAGTTAACAGCAGGAATAATAACAATGCAGCATGCAACAATGCAGGACTTACAGTCGGCTTTGCAGTATTTGGATCCCAATTGCCCCAGGGATGAATGGGTTAAAGTGGCCATGGGCATTAAAGATGAGTTTGGCGATGCCGGCTTTAATGAGTTTGACTCATGGAGCAGCAGCGGTGAGCAGTATAAGCCCAGCGAGGCCAAGAGTACCTGGCGCAGCATTAAGGCCGGTGGTGGTATTACTATTGCCACAGTATTTAAGATGGCGACTGACAATGGCTATAAACCCCAGCGTGAGTCGGTTGACCCAGCTGAGCAGGCCCGCCTTAAACAAGAGTTTGCCCAGCGCGCTAAAGAACGCGAAGCGCAAGCTGCAACAGAAGCCGCCGAGCGCCAGCAGTGGCATGGGGCGATCGCCAATTTTGCTACCAGCATTCTTGAGCAATTCACCATTCAAATTAAGTCCAATAAGTATTTGGCCACCAAGAAGGTGGATGCCTTTGGTGTGTACGGCATTAAAACGGCCTTTATTGCTGTGGTTCGGCCTAACTTTGTCACTGAGGTGATTACCGGCGGCAGCGAGATAAAGCGCTTTTTCGATACGTTGCCTGAGGGCGACTCCCGCGATTTCTCCTTTCTACATATTAAACGTGGCGATCTGGTTATTCCGCTTATCGATATCGAGAAGAAGGTGTGGAATATTCAGGTGATTAACGCCAGCGGTACCAAGCTGTTTTTAAAGCATGGCCGCAAATCTGGGTTGTTCCACTTTATCGGTAAGGCTAACTCGCATAATGTGCTGGCCGTTTGTGAGGGGTACGCTACTGGAGCGAGTATTCACATGGCCACAGGTTGGCCTTGCGCGGTAGCGTTGGACGCAGGTAACTTGCTGCCGGTTGCCAAGGAACTGCAGCAAAAGTTAAGCGATAAGAGTTTTATTTTTTGCGCCGACAATGATGTTCAGACCAAGGGTAACCCGGGTGTGACCAAAGCTAAAGAGGCAGCAGCTGCGGTTAATGGACTAGTTGCCGTGCCGGACTTTTCTGGTATTTTAAATAAGGAGGCTGCGTGATGGCCTCTCGCTCTTTAACAGATTGGAATGACTTGCATGTTAGCGCAGGGCTAGATGCTGTGAAGCAGCAGTTGCGCGCGGTGGTTGATAAACCCAGTGCCAATGATGGTGCTGTAGGGGATACCCCGGCGCCGCAAAACGCTGGCGCGCGACAGCGTTCGGTGGGGGATGAGCAATGGCACCGCCTTCTCCAGATGACTAAATCTGGCGCTTACCTGGCCAATATCAGCAACACTAAGCTGGTGTTGGAGAACGACCCGGCCTTTGCTGGGGTGCTGGGTTACTGCAACTTTAGCTACCGCATTATTAAGCGTAAGTTGCCGCCGTTTAGAATGGCGCGCTTGGGTGAGTGGACCGACACAGACACCGAGCGTTTACGTATTTACCTCTCTGAAACCTATGGTTTTACCCCAAAACCCAGCGATGTGGTTGGCGCGGTTCTGGTGCACTCCGAAGAGCATGCCTTTCACCCGGTGCAGGATTACCTTAATGCTGTTAAGTGGGATGGTACGCCCAGGGTGGCCACCTGGTTGCACAGCTATTTGGGTGTTGAGAACTCTGACTATGCCGCCTTGGTAGGTACCTTCTTTTTGGTGTCTGCTGTGGCTCGGGTTATGCGCCCGCCAGTGAAGGTGGACTCGGTGTTGATCCTCGAAGGTAATCAGGGCCTGGGTAAGTCGACCATGTGCCATAACCTGTTTGGCGATTGGTTTACCGATACGCCCATGGCCCTGGGTGAGAAAGACACCTTCCAGCAGATGCAGGGGATGTGGGGGATTGAGCTGGCCGAACTGGATGCGTTCAATAAGGCCGAAAACACCCGGGCTAAGCAGTTCTTTGGTTCGCAAGTGGACAGGTACCGACCGAGCTATGGCCGCATGGTGCAGGAGTTCCCGCGCCAATGTGTGTTTGTGGGCACCACGAACCAAGATAGGTACCTAAAGGACTCGACGGGTAACCGGCGCTACTGGCCGGTGATGTGTACGCGAATATGCCAGGAGGCAATAAAGCGCGATAGAGACCAGCTTTGGGCCGAGGCGCTGCACTTGTTTAATGAGGGAATGCCCTGGTGGCCAACCGATGAGTATAAGCATCTGTTTGAAGAGCAGCAGGAAGACCGCTTTGACAGTGATGTGTGGGAGGACTTGATACAAGACTGGCTCATGCGTAACCGGCGAGTGGACTACTCCAGTGCCGATATTATGGCTGAGGCTTTAAGTATGGACCCCCATGCTATGCGACCACCTGAGCAAAAGCGGGTGGGGCAGATAATGCACCGGCTGGGTTTTGAGAAGAAAAAGAAACGAGTGGGCGGCCAGCGTCCGGCTTTTTATGTGCCACCAGAGGGGTTTTGGGATGCGTTTACATCAGCCTAGTGTGACCATGACCACAGGGGGTGACCGCTGTAGGCCGCGTATTTACTGGGGTGGTCACGGTGGTCACGGTGGTCACGGTGTTTTTCCGCACACATACGCGCGCGCGGGCGAGCGGGCGGGGACGCGATTTCCCATTTCCCAAATATGTACCCTTGCTAATGTATGTAAAAACACTATGACCACTATGACCAGTATGACCAATGTAGTAATTACAAGGGTTGTAGCGGTCACACTGGGTGGTCACGGTAAAAAACAGGGTGACCAGACAAAATTAATAACGAACTGTGCGCTAACGGGGATTTAAGATGCAGCTGAATACGACGATAGACGATTTACTAAACGAGTGGGGTGCCTGGTCGCAGGCTGGCTTAGGGTTAACTTTAAATTCCCCGGCACAGACTGGATGGTCATCGCTTGATGATGACACAGGGTTGTTGATTGACAGGGCGGTGGCGATGTTAGGGATGTACGCACCGAAAACTAAAACGGTGGTGATGTTGAGCTACCGTTCGCAGCTTAGTTGCCGGCAAATTGCTAAGCGCTTGGATATTGGAGAAACCCAAACCAAGAAGTTACTTTTCAGTGGCGCTGCTTGGCTTGAGGGCCACTTAATAGCGAAAGGAATATTAATTAAATCAGCGGCCTAAATTTTAGTTGCAATCGGGCGCCCGATAACTATACTAGGTCAGGTAAGCTTAGCAAAGCTGCATCCAATAGCCCGAGGTTAACACCTTGGGCTTTTTTGTTTGTGCTTTGTGGTGCTTAATTCCTGTTGTTGTGACCCGCCTCGGCTTGTCCTGGCGGGTTTTTTATTTTGAGGCCGATATGAAACTAAGCAAACTGTTAGCCGCCGGTATGACCGGTGTACTGGCCTTGGCCGGTGTGATGGTTGCTGAGTTTGAAGGTGAGGTACGCACTGGGTATGTTGACCCAGTTGGTGTGGTTACCACCTGCTTTGGCCATACGCAAACAGCAGAGTTAGGTAAAACTTACACAGAATCTGAATGTTTAAACTTGTTTGCTGTGGACTTAGCTGTTCATAACGAGCAGCTGTTGGGCGCTGTGCGTGTGCCGCTGTCTATCAGCGAGCATGCGGCGTATTTGTCGTTCCATTACAACGTTGGTGCCGGGCAGTTCCGCAACAGTACGTTGCTGAAGTATTTAAACGCCGGCCAGCGAGTACATGCCTGTGATGAGTTATCGCGCTGGGTGTACGCCGATAGCCGTAAGCTAGGCGGCTTGGTTAAGCGCCGTGAGCTGGAGCGCCAATTATGCCTAAGCGAGTTAAGCGATGCTTAACCTAAACAACCTACTACCAGCGGCCTTAGCGGTTTCGCTGGGGTTGGTGGTGTTCAAGTATGCGGCACTAAAGACTGATCTTGATGATGCCCTACAGGCTAACGATACACTGGCCCAGTCGTTAGCGAGCCAGAAGAGTCACGCTGATTACCTGGCTCAAAGCCTGGCACTGGCCAACCAACAAAACCACAGGTTGGTTGAAGAACGTACCTTACTGAATACCCTGAGCGCCGACTACCGCCGCCAACTTAAATCTATTGAGCGTGAGCTTAGCGAATCACAAACAGAACTCGAAGCACTAAGGCTGTCACCTGATGAAACTACTAAACAATGGGCTAATGATTGTGTCCCTGGCGCTGTTGTCAGCGTGCTCAAGTACGCCACCAGTGGAGCCTGTAGTCAAAACGGTGGTACAGACTAAGTTTGAGTTTGTGCACATACCTGATGAGTACATTCAGCCTTGCGCTGTTGGCTTATCGGAGGTGGGTGACAACACATCGCTGGCCCAGTACGCGGGCAAACTGGAAGCAACAATCGATGTATGTAACGAGCAACTGCTAAAAGCGAGAGAATGGAACAATGCGAATCGAAGTAAGTGATGTCGCTATGCAGAAGGCAGTAAGTGGAGCGACCTACGGCGCTAGCTTTACGTCTTTTGTTAGTGGTGCATTGAGCCTTAACGAGTGGGCGATACTGCTCGGCATCATCTTCGCCGGCCTAACATTCCTCGCTAACTATTGGTTTCAGCACAAACGTAACCAACGTGAAGCGCGTAAGCATGAAGATGATCGCGAGTTTCATCGTGCTCGCATGGAGGCGCTGCAGCAAAGCGACCAGGCTCAGCTGCTTTGCCAGGAGAGTTTAAATGCCGACTAAGCCAGGTTCCTGGTGTAGCAAGTGCCGGTGTGTTCACCGCGACGAGCCCTGCCCCAAGCGGGTACCGTTCGAGCGTAAACGCAGTGGTGATAACCAGTCAGGTCGCGGCGGCCGAGCATGGCAAAGAACGAGAGAGTTCATCTTTCATCGTGACAACTTCCTTTGCCAAATATGTAAACACAAAGGCGAGCTGACATCTGTTGAGCTACACGGCCAATACCATGGTGTATGTGACCACATCGTTCCCATCTCTCAAGGTGGTGATGACCGGTTGGATAATCTTCAAACCATATGCCAGTCGTGCGACAAAAAGAAAACAGCACTTGAGTCTCAACATAGTTCTAACCCGGGGGTGGCAAAAGTTCAGCGCGCCCCCTAGGACACCGCCGCCTCAATGAGATTTTTATGCGGGGCAGAAATGAAAACAAAAAACCCATTTAGTGAGAATATTGATTAGTTATGGCAGGCCGGTACCCAGCAGTTGCAGAGGATCAGACCAATAAGGTCGTACAGTTCCCGAATTCTGCTGAAAACAAGGAAATTAGCGATAAAGAGGCGAAAAAAATCGCGACTCAATCGCGTCCGCGTGGAATGTCAAAACAAGAGCAGCAGGTGTGGAATAACGACATGCCTGAGTATGTGAAGATCAACCGCTTCAAGCCTCACTATATCCGCTTCTTTAAAGAGTACTGTGTAGTCATTGCGCGCATGGAAGCGGCTCTTATCTATCTGGAAGCCAATGGTTGGAAATATACAACCGAGGGACGTAACGGCATTCAGCACAAGACGCGCCCAGAGGCCAGCCAGTATAACGACGATTGGCGAAAGCTTAACAGCTTGATAAATCAGATTGGCGGCAGCCCTGCCACCGACCAGCGTTTTAATAACCTGCAGCCAGGGCTGTTCGATGACTTGTACTAAATGCGAAATAACTACCCAACATTCCAAAGAGATCATCTTGCCGATATTGAACAGTACGCGCTCAGCGTTCTGGACGGCACCCGGCCAGCCAATAAGTATGAACGGTTAGCCATAGAGCGAGAAAGTCGGGATCTGCAGCGCGTCGAAAATGACGACAGCTTCCCATATTACTTTGATGTTGAAGCAGCACTCAAAGTGATCAGGTTCATAGAAACATTTAACCACGTAAAGGGTAAATGGGCTCGAGCCAAAGGGCAGGAGTCCTTAATCAGTTTAAGCGGCTGGCAAAAATGGATCACTGCACAGGTGTTCGGATGGAAGCACAAAGAAACACTTCGCCGCCGCTTTCGTACTGCTTTTACTCTGGTACCGCGCAAGAACGGTAAGTCGACTTGGGTGGCGCCAATTGGTTTGTACATGCTGGCCAATGACGGCGAAGCGGGTGCCGAAGTGTATTGTGGCGCTACGACCCAAAAGCAGGCCAACGAGGTCTTCTCTCCGGCAAAAAAGATGGCTACTAAGCAGCCGAATTACCGCCGCCAGTTTGGTATTGAACTGTTCGCGCAACAAATTGAGCGCACTGTAGACGGCGGCAAGTTTGAACGCCTTATTGGTAACCCGGGTGATGGTGGTTCGCCAAGTTGTTATCTGTGTGATGAGTATCACGAGCATGACGATGATGACCAACGTGACACCATGATCACCGGGATGGGTGCTCGTGAGCAGCCATTAGAATGGATAATCTCGACCGCCGGCGCCAACTGGTTTGGCCCCTGTGGCCAGTATCAGAAAGAGTGCCAGGAAATACTCGAAGGCTCGCGCATAGACGAAACCGTCTTTGCCATGATCTACACCATAGATGCTGACGATGACTGGCAAAGCGAAGCGGCACTTGTTAAAGCCAACCCCAACTATGGGGTATCGGTAGAAAAGGAGTTTCTACTCAACCAATTGGCCAAGGCCAAGCAGTCAGCACGTAAACAGAACGCCTTTAAAACCAAACACCTTAACCTTTGGGTGGGGGCGCGTGAGTCATGGCTCAACCTGGAAGATTGGAAAGCCGCGGCTGATACCACGATCAGCATTGAGCAGTTCCATGGCTACGAGTGCACCAAGGGTGTCGACTTGTCGGAGTCAGACGACTTAACAGCTGACGTTACCTGCTTCCCCCAGGAGCGAGATGGCAAATTGCATTACACCTTTTTTGCCAACACCTATGTCACCGAGGCCAAGGCCGATGAAATCGACATCTATCGGGACTGGATAAACAAGGGGCACCTCAACCAGTGTGAGGGCAGCAGCATTGACTATGACGAAGTGGAACGTGGCATTAAAAACGACAATGAGCACATGCTTGTTACTGGGCTTTTTTATGATCCCGCCGGTGCCGCGCCCATTGCTCAACGAGTGCAAAACACCACTGGCATCGAGCCCATTAAAGTGGCCCAAAACTACACCAACTTTTCGCCGGCCATGCGTGAGTTTGAGAACCTGCTAAGGCAGGGTCGCATTCATCACAATGGTGATCCGGTACTGACCTGGTGTTTGGGCAACGTGATCGCCAAAGAAACCATGGACGGCAAATATATTCGCCCTGTTAAAGAGCACAAAGACAACAAAATCGATACCGCAGTCGCCATGTTGCTGGCCTTTATAGGCAGCTGGCAACCGGAAGAAGATGATGGTTCTAACCAAGAGTTTTTGGAATTCTAATGTTTAAACTCCCGTTTTTAAGTCGCAGCAAGAGCACTACACAAGTGAGCAACGCTGTAGAGCAACAAGAAGCCTCAGTGCAAAACATCAATGCACTGGCTGAGCTTTTTGGTGCCATGCCATCACTTGCCGGACCGGTAGTCACGCCCAAAACATCGATGAAGGTATCCATTGTTTTTGCCTGTGTCCGGCTTATTGCCGGCGCCATTGCCCAAATGCCGGTGCATATTTTTGAGCAAGGTGAGGGCAACAACAAGTCGCGGGTACCGAATCATCCAATGGCCAGCTTGCTTAACCTGCAGCCAACGCCAGCGTGGAGCGCCGCGACATTCTGGGAGTTTATCGTCTCAAGCATGTTACTTCATGGCGACGGCCTGGCAGTACTGCTGCGTGATCGCAACGGCGACGTAACAGAAGTACTGCCCATTAGCCCAGTTGGCGCTCATATAGAAAACAACAATGGCCGGCTAAATTACTTTTTTAACATCGATGGCATCTCCCGTGGTTTTGACCAGGATGACATTCTGCACTTCCCCGGGTTCGGCTTTAATGGCCTCAGGTCAATGTCGGTCATACAGTGGGGCGCGTTCAACAGTATTGGCCTGGAACTGGCCATGGAACAACACAGTGGCGAGTTCTTTAAATCAGGCTCAACGCAGCGAGTGGCCGTAGTTAAAAAAGGCAAATGGGATGAAGCACAACAAGACAAGTTCCGTAATGCCTGGGTAAAAGTCTATGGCGGAGTAGAAAATTCGAAATTCCCACTTGTTCTTGATGAAAGTACTGATATTAAGGCGTTGAGCTTATCCGCCAAAGACTCACAGCTGCTGGAATCAAGAGAGTTTCAAATTACCGACATCGCCCGTGCCTTTGGCTTGCCCAGTTTCATGGTAAACCAAGAGCAAAAATCAACATCATGGGGCAGTGGTATTGGTGAAATAGGCCTGTCGTTCCTGCGCTTTACGTTGGGCCCGCACCTAAACCGCTTTGAACAAGAGCTCAACCGCAAGTTGTTCCTGAACAAGCCCATGTTCGCTGAGTTTATCGCCGCGAACCTGATGCGCTTAACGCTTAAAGACCGCAACGAGGCTTATCGCCAAGCCATTGGCGGCTCACAGGGCCCAGGCTGGATGAGCATAGATGAAGTTCGCAAGCTGGAGAACCTGCCAGAGCTGGGAGGAAGCTACAGCCTTCCTTATGATCCAATTGCTGCCAACAACCCACAATCGGAAACCTAATTATGAATAACAACCGCAAACTAATGCAGTTAATCCAAAATAACTGCCAAAATCGTGATCAAATCGGTTACCAGGTTAAGCAGCAATCCCCGCTGGCCAATGCCGGTGATAGCCGCCCCGCTTTTTTAATTTATGATGTTATTGACCCATGGTGGGGTGTCTCAGCTGAGACGATTAAGCGCGACCTGCTTAGCATAACTGATGCCACCGACATCGATGTGTTTATTAACAGCCCCGGCGGTGATGTATTTGAAGCCACGGCAATTGCCGCCAGCTTTAAAGCGCACCCTGCCAAGATTCATGTGCATATCGACGGTATCGCCGCCAGTGCGGCCACACGTATTGCCTTGGCTGGCGACACCATTGAAATTGCCGAATCGGGCTTTTACATGATCCACTACGCCTGGACCTTGGCATTAGGTAACGCTAAAGAAATTCGTGATACCGCGGACATGCTCGACAAAGTCGACAATACTATTGTCACTGACTACGAGCAGCGTACCAATGCGGGAGAAGAGCAGGTGCGCACCTGGATGGAAGCCGAGACCTGGTTTACTGCCCAAGAAGCACTTGAGCATGGCTTTGTAGACAGCATTATGCAGGGCGCTAACACAGAGCCCACGAACAACAAAACCTGGGATTTATCCTCATATCACAACGCCCCCGAACCCCAGGCACCACAAAACAAATTTCCGCAGCGTGAGCGTTTAGAACGATTCGCGAACATGCTGCTAAAAACTGGCTAGCTCCGCTGGCTCCACTACCAAAGCACTTACGGGTGCTTTTTTTGTACTTAAAATTGAGGAAAACACTATGTCTATTCAGCAGAAGCGGGAGCAGCGCAAGGGTTTGGCTGTCACCTTAAACCAGTTAGTTTCGGAACATCCTAAAGATGAAGCCTGGACTGACGACAAGCAGAAGCAGTATGACGACTTGGTCACTAAGATTGATGCGCTTGACGGTGAGCTAGACCGAGAGCAAAAGGTGCTAGACCTTAACGCTCGTTCAAAGCAAACCATTCAAGACCGTGCCGATCAGCAAGGTATTTCTACTGATGAAGCCGAGCATCAAATCCATCAAGAGAAAGCAGCGTATGCCGCTTGGCTTCGTGGTGGTATGTCGGCATTGAGCGCAGAGCAACAAGAAGCTGTTCAAGCGCGCATCTCCAGCCCTAAAAACACCATGAGTACCGGTACCGGTTCAGAAGGCGGTTACCTAACCGCTGATGAAATTGCCCCGGGCATCTCTCAGGCGCTTAAAGCCTATGGTGGTATGCGTGAGCTGGCCACAGTAGTGCCTACTGAAACCGGCTCAACTATCCCTTGGCCAACGGCGAACGCCACGGCAGAGCAGGGCGAGTGGTTGGCGGAGAACGCCGCGGCTAACGATGAAGATACCTCTTTCGGTATTCGTAACATCGATACGCATATGATCAGCTCTAAGGTCATTGCCGTACCGTTCCAGCTGCTGCAAGACACCCAGTTCGACCTTGAAGGTTACATCAATAACCTTATTGGTATGCGTATTGGCCGCACCTCAGAAGATGCCTTTATCAACGGCACAGGTACGGGCATGCCGCATGGCATTTTGGCCGACACTGCAGCGGGTAAGGTCGGTGCCAATGGTCAGGTATCAACCATCTTGGTTGATGACCTCATTGACCTAGAGCACAGCGTGGATCCGGCGTATCGCCGCAGCATGCAGTGTGGCTACATGATGAATGACTCCACCTTAAAAGCCGTTAAGAAGCTTAAAGACAACCAGGGCCGCCCATTGTGGTTACCGGGTATGGAATCGGCGGAGCCCAACACTATTTTGGGCAAGCCATATGCCATCAACCAACACATTCCGGCGATGGCTGCCAACGCCAAGTCGGTACTCTTTGGTGACTTCTCTAAATACATCGTCCGCGATGTGTCGCAAATGCTGTTCTTCCGCTTTACCGACAGCGCCTACAGCCGTAAAGGTCAGGTTGGCTTCCTAGCGTTTATGCGCACCGGTGGCCGCTGCATCGACACCGGTGGTGCTGTTAAGTACTACCAGAACGCAGCCGCTTAATTAACTGGTCAATAGCCCCTGCACAGGGGCTATTAACACTCATTGTTAAGGAATTAATTATGACAACTCCAAAAAAAGATAAACAGCCAGAGCTAATTACTGCTCGTGTGCTTGTTGCCTGCACCATTGCTGATAAGCAATTCGAGCCTAACGCCTTGGTGAAAGGTGATGCTGAGTTGTTGGCACCGCTTGTAGAAGTGGGTGAACTGTCGGATGACAAAGCCGGCATCGACTATTGCAGCAAAGAACTGGAAGCCACCGTAGTTGACCTAAACGCGGCAGCTGAAAGCGACGACAGCGAGTAGTCACCATGAAGATGCTCCGAAAGTTAATACAGGCGCCGAGCGTTGAGCCAATCACGGTTGCTGAGCTGGCAGCACATACGCATGCTGATGATGATCACCATGAGTATTTGCAAAGCCTGGTACCGCGAGCGCGTAAGCGTTTTGAACAGCGCACAGGTCGGTTACTGGTGGAACAAACCTGGCAATTTGCCATGGCGAAGTTTGGCCAAGAAATCGTGCTGCCATACGCGCCGCTTCGGAGCATCAACTCAATTAAGTACATCAACAACCAAGGCCAGTTGGTGACGCTTGACCCCAGTGAATACCGCATCGTTGACCACGGGCTAACAGCGGTTATCACCCCCAAGCTCGGTGGCTCATGGCCAGCCGTGGGCTTTAAGGTGGCCGATGCCGTGCAGGTTGAATGTGTGCTTGGTCATGCCGCACTGGATGGCAGCGAGCAGATAGACCCCAACAGCATGATTGATCCGGACCGCTTTAATTTGGCCAAGCAGGCCATTTTGGTGTTGGCCGCAGACTGGTTTCGTAACCGTGAAGATACCGCCCCAGTGCAGCTTTACGATATGCCAAATGCCTTCACATCCATAGCCAACGAGCTAGCGGTGGAGCTGCTATGAAGTATCTACCGGCAGCCAAGTTTAATTGCAAGGCCAGTTTTGCCCGCGCCATTGAATCAGACGATGGCTATAACACCAAAAGCCATGAGCACGAATTTTTTAAGTGGGTGCATATTCAAACGGGCGCCGCCAAGGAGCTGGAGCAAAGCGGCCAGCTGATGGGTGAGCTTACCCACACCATTACCTGCCGCTATAGCGACAAGATTAAAGCCACTCATCAAATTAGCCATAAAGGGCGTGTGTTTGAAATTATCGGCCAGCCGGTAAACCAGAACTTTACCAATACGCTCACCATTATTGCTGCGAGGGAGATCACCCATGCTTGATGTAGGCATAGATATATCCGGCTTAAAGCAAATGGAAAATGCGCTGCTTGATATCGCCAAGGAAGTTGGCGCTAAAAAGGCCACCGGTATGATGACATTATCAATGAGAGATGGTGCAGAAGAGTTTAAGCAAGAAATTGAGCGAACTGCGCCTGTTTCCTCAAAGGTTAGGTCAGCAGCAAGCCGAGCGAAAGCCTTTAACAGACCAGGGTTTTATAAATCAAAGATAAAAATCAGATCTTCTACAAATAGAAACGCACAGATTAATAGAAAATTTGATAAAGGCGTCGTGTCTATTGTAAAGGTTGGTGTATTTAAGGTTTTCTACGCTCCATGGATTGAATTTGGAAATTCTAAATTACCCGCAAACCCAATTATTAGAAGAGCATTCATAAAGAAAACCAACCCTGCAATGCAAGTCATAAACCATCGACTGGCAAAACGCATTCTATTGGCCCAGCGCCGCATTGCTAAAAAGAACAAAGCAGCATGATAGAAAACAGCATTCGCAGCCACGCCCTAAAGAGTGTGGCGCTCACTACTCTTATTGCTCGGCGTTTTCACTTAACGCCGAACCATAACTCAGATTCCAGTTACGTTGTGCTGCAGGTGATCACCGATACCACCCCGGTAGAGATTCACCTGGAAGACAACCAAAGCGAGGCGCTCATTCAGTTCGACTGCTACAGCGCCTCGCCGCAAACGGCCAAGGCTATCGCCGCGGAGATTGAAGCCATATTCCACAAACAAGGCTTTGTGGACGATGCCGTCAAGGTGCAGCTCGCACTCAAGCAAAACCGCATACCAGATTTTGAAACCGGCTCGAGTTTATATCGCGAGTCATACGAGTACATCTTTAAATACAATGAGGTATAAACCATGCCAGATCCAACTCCAGTCACAGGGCCAGCTGCTGAAACCGTTGATTCGCACCTGTCCACGCTACAGTTCTGCACCACAGGTGTGGGTACTGTAGACGCATTTTTGCCAGGCCTAGACATCATCCCCCAAATTAACTCCGGCAAGGTCTATGAAGACGATACCGATATTGCCGCCGCACACCGTAGTTACAGCGAAAAGGCTCTACCGGAAGATCAGGACTGGGAGCTGGCATTTCGCCATAAGCCTGGTATCGCCGAGCAGAAGTCATTTACGGATCTGGTCAAAGCGGGTACGCCTATTTCAATTAAGGTGACTCGCGCCAGCGGTGAAGTGCAAGACGCGGTGTTTATACCGCACGACTACTACAGCGGCGAGTCGGGCAAAGACTCCGGCAAGCAGATGTTCGCCTGCATTGGTAAGTTGCAGCAGGTGCAGTTTACTACCCTGGCCGCGGTATAAGGTGACTCCATGATCACAGCAGCACAAATTATGGCGGGAGAGTTACCTACCTCCTCCCGCGAATTTACCGTAGAAGGTGTGGGTAAGCTCGTCTTGCATCGCTTGCCGGCAACCGAAGAAGTGAAAGCGCGTCAGCTTTTTACCGATAAAGATGCCGACCCAGCAAAGCTGGAAGAAATGGCCCAGCGCAACACCTACTACATGCTCCATGGCCAGTTTAATGACAAAGAAGCAGCCAAGTTGCCCCAGCTACTCGATGTACATCAGTTGGGGATGATCCACACAACCGGGCTGTTCTTCACCAACCTGACCCAAGAGCACCTCGAAGAAACGGAAAAAAACTAAAACGGCAACCCGAGTTACAGGCGCTCTGCAATCTGGCAGATAACTTGGGTTGCTCCATCTACGACCTGCATAAGCGCTTGTCTGCCGAAGAACTGGAGCTTCGCCTTGTCCATCAGGGGCTAAAAATGGGCTTCACCTTTGACCGCAGCGAGCACCGGAAAATACAAACCGAGCAAAAGCGCCGAGAACTAGAGACGTTTTTAAACACCTGCCCCTGGCGCAAAAACAAGAGAGATTAACCATGGCATCAATAGCAACGCTCACTATCGACTTGATCGGTAAAAGTGGCAAGCTGACTGCTGAGCTCAAAAAAGCCACCAAGAACACCAAATCGTGGGCCGACAAAACCCGCAAAATGGTAGGTACCAGCGCCACAGTGCTAACAGGGTTTGGTGCCGCGGGTGCCGCTGCTTTTGCCTCTATCTACGCGAAAAATGCTGAGTTTATTGATCAGCAAGCAAAAACTGCTGTTCGTCTTGGCATTACAACTCAAGCCCTTACTGGTCTACAACATGCGGCAGAACAAACAGGTGCCAGTACAGAAGTTTTAAACATGGGCTTACAGCGCATGACCCGCCGATTAGGTGAACAAAGCGCCGAGGCTAAAAAAGGTCTTGATATGCTTGGCCTTACCTTCGATGAACTTGAAGGAAAAAGTCCTGAACAACAGTTTGCATTAATTGCTGACAAAATGAAGGATGTTGAGGACCAAGGCAAAAAAGTTGCTGCAACACAAAAGCTATTTGATTCTGAAGGTGTGAAATTACTTAACACCTTGGAGCTGGGTGCAGATGGCATTACGGCTATGATGGAAGAAGCCGATGCCCTGGGCATGACCTTTGACCGCATCGATGCCGCTAAAGTAGAGATGGCCAATGACGCCTTTGATAAGGCGCAAAAAACCACGCATAGTTTTGGCCAAACTCTGGCCATAGAAACCGCGCCAATCATCGGCGCCATTGCTGATATGTGGACCGAATCGGCCAAAGAGGCCGGCGGTTTTGGCCAAATAGCCCAGCAGGTGGTCTCCAAGGTTGGCAGTGGTATCGGCTTTTTGGCTGATATGGGTCGAGGCCTACAAGTGACCTTTTTGCTAGTGCGCCAGGCGATGGCTGAAATCGTTGATACCGTGGTTCAACTGGGCACAATTGGTTCTAAAATCGGTGGCAAAATAGGAGACACGCTGGGCTTTGATACAGAAACATTAGACGAAATTAACACTTTCGCTGACTCTGTATCGAGAACCACGGATGACCTCGCCAAGGAGCTGCAAGACTTGGCCATGGAGCCCATGCCATCGGAGAAGATTAAAAACTGGGTCGCCGATGTACAGGAAAAGTTTGAGGCCGCTGCGCAAGAGCAGGTTAACAGCCCAACCAAACCCGACCTCAGCGATCTACTGGTATCAAGCGACCCCGCCAAAGTAGATGAAAAAACAACTCGCCTAGTTGATGCCGCGCGCAGTCAATACCAACAAATCTTTGATGCTCAGCTAGAGATGGAAGGCAAAGAGATTGAGCTTGAGAACCGTCGCTATGAGCGAATGTTGGCGGATATGGAGCGCGAGTTTCAGTTGCTGCGTGATAAAAACATGCTCACCACCGAGCTTGAGGCTGAATTCAACTTAGCTAAAGAGCAAGCCGAGGCGCAGCATCAGCAGCGCATCACTGAAATCAAACAAGAGCAGCTTAACCAACGCGAAGAAAAAGAGCGCGAGCATCAGGAAAAGCTCGCTGAAGCCGAGGCGCAGCGTAACCAAATGATGCAAGAAGGGTATAACGGCTTGCTTAATGTAATGGGTGGTTACTTTGATGGCATGGAAGGCAAAAACGCCAGCTATGCCAAATCGGCAATGGCGATTGGCGAAACCATGCTAGATGAAGAAAAGCGTAACTCCATTCAAAGTATTTGGACCAACACCTACGACACCGCAATGAAAGCGTATAACGCTTTAGCGAGTATTCCCTACGTGGGCCCAGTATTAGGTGCAGCGGCAGCTGGTGTAGTTATAGCTGCAGGTGGAGCGTATGCGGCTAAAGCCAGTGGTATCGCCTCCTTCGACGGTGGTGGTTACACCTGGGATGGCCCCCGCAGCGGCGGCTTGGACGGCAAAGGTGGCCAGTTGGCCATGCTGCACCCGCAAGAGACGGTAGTCGATCACACCAAAGGCCAAGGCTTAGGCGCCAATGTGACCGTTAATGTCATTGAAGACTCCTCCCGCGCCGGTACTCAAAGCCGCCGAAACGGTATGTCCGGAGAGGACGTCATCGATGTGTTTGTCAGCAACATCCGCCAAGGCGGCGAAGCCTCAGCCGTACTGGAAAGCTCCTACGGCCTGCAACGGCAGGGGGTGTAAATGCTTATTAGTTACCCAAAAGATTTAAAGCTGCCCTTGCTATCCAGCCATGGGCTGGCGCAAAAGCCGAATTTACTGCGTACAGAAATGAGCAGCGGCCGCGCCCGCCAGCGTAAACGCTTTCAATCTGTGCCCACCATCTTATCGGCATCATGGAAGCTTAACCCATACCAAGCACAACTATTTGAGGGCTTCGTTACCCATGGCACGGGTGACGCCGTAAACTGGTTTGTGATGCCTCTTCTCACCCCGCAGGGCGTGGTTGAGCATGAGGTGCGTTTTATCCAAAGTCCACTGGAATCATGCAGTTTCAGCGGCGGGTTTTGGAATTACAGCGCCAATATCGAGATTAAAAAACGCCAGGTGATCAGTGAGGAAGTCACAGCCACCCAACTTTTGGCACCCAACTCAATTCAACAATTTGTCGATGGCATCTCTGCCGCATTAGATACCTATCAGGAACAATAATATGAGCTCATTTTTTAGCTTAGTTGCAGAACTAGAAACCCTGCTTGGCCAACTTAATACCATACTTGCTGGTGATGATAACGAAACCGTTACGGTAAATGGGGTAAACAAAGACAGTATTTCTAAAGCCATTAAAGACAACTTCTCAGCCCTGCAGGCCATGGTGCAAGGGCGACTAGCGTTTGAAACTAAAGCGGCGATGGACTCCGCCGGTGCTCCACCATCGGGTGAGTTAGCCGAAGTATGGAATGATCCAACAGAAGCTAATAATGGGCTTTATGGTTTCTCTGAGGGTACCTGGGTGAAATCGACGTATGATATACCAACATATATTTCTAATTTGCAGCTAGCAATTAACGGCTTAACTTATGCGCTTACGAGCCACGGATTAGGTTTGTTAGCCAATGAGTTCCCAAATGGTAATTTATCTGATTTAGGTGAAGGTGTTCATCTCCATTCTGACTTATCAGTAAATGGCCATAGTGGCGATATATTTGAAGCCATTACTCATCCAGACCTGAATGCTATGGGCATAAACTACGCCTATAAATTAGATTTAGTGGTCAAGAATCGTCATTTTGTTCATGAATTGCCTGCATCAGCTAGTGGGAACTATGTAATAGCAACCTGGATCTCCTATGCCCCCAGTGGCATTTTAAGTGATCATGGTAATGATAGAGCATATACCGGTACCAACGGTGTTTTAGGGGATGGGATTAATGGGGCGACTAACATTCAGGAAGGGCACTTAGATTTTGGCGATAATTGTCGTCTTCATTGGAAGCGTTGGAAATACTGGGAATTTGACCCTGAACAAGGTGAATCAGCCCAAATCTGGGTTGGCTCTTCTGCAATTGGCAGTATTGATAACAACGTTTACTTAACTGGGTTTAATTATGCTATCTCAAAAAATGCGGTTGACTATACCAGCACAGCTTGGAGTAATTTTATTCCTTCAGGTGTGCTCGAAAACATTAAGGAACTAGATAGAGATATCTATAAAGAGTCTAAAAAGTTAAGTTCGCTTATCGCTCAGTCTGTACTTGGTGGTGAAAACCAGGAGTGGAATAATGCGGTTGTAGGAGATACGGTTCTATAGGTCATACTGTTAACGAACGATGGTCAGGACGAGGTGATTTGTCTTATGAAAAGCATGCAGGCTTATTAAGCGCAGAAGGTCATCGTAACGTTATAAGAGCGCACTCTAGTAATACAGCAGGCTACTATCCACTAATTGGGGTCCGAGTTGATCTAGAGGATTTAGCGAATGTTGGGATTATACCCGACGACAATACTCCTCCACTTATATCAATGAAAGCATGCTGGACACGCACCTATGAAAGCGATCATGACGGTATTCAAATATTCTATTTGTTACGGTACGGCACTAGCACCAGTGTTATATACAATAGCTCTCAAGACGTTTTGTTTAACAGTAGCTCTGGTAGCGGAGCTTATTTAGGAGCTGGGGACAATAGTTGGGATCATACCGTTACTGCCATTTCAACGGATGATAAACAGGGTTGGAAGCATGAGGGTATCCCGCTTCCTGCCACTTATAATGGCAAGCCACTAACGGCTGTTGTTATTAACTTACTTGGCAAGGCCAAAGCAGGCTATGCGGAGGATAGTATTAGTTTAGAGGGAGTTGACTTTGCTGTTGTACCGGGGGCAACGATAGACTCGCTAGACCCTTACCTAAATAAACCAGACGATTACCCAAAAGTTCAAAATATTGAAGAGTCACAGCTCTCTCAAACGTTGCGCAGTAAATTGGTATTTGTTGGTGAGGGTTCGCCTAACCTTATTACTATAAAGAACAGTGATAAAATCACGATCCTTGGTGATAGCTATTCAGCGAGTCACTACACACAAAAAGACAAGGCCTACATTAGCCGATTAGCCGAGCTTACTGATTGGCGAATAGAAAACTTCTCCCGTTCTGGTGATGATTATTCTGAGCTAAACGAACGTATTTTAACCAACATAGCCGAGTACCACCCTAGTTTGAGCTTCAAAGATTATGGCAGTACTTTCGCCCTGCTAATATCTTGGACAAACGATGCATACGCAAGAACTAGTGATACCTATTATTGGTTCGATAACATAAAACGTTTGATGGAAACGGTTAAAGCGTGTGGGGTTTATCCTTTATTATCCACAGAATTTGTGGGCGGCTCAATGTTTGAATTTGCGGGTATTGGTGCTCTTGCTCGAGAGCAAAATGTGCCTTTTTTCGACATCATGAGTAACGCATATACCTTCAATGAAACAAAATATAGTCAATACTGGGGAGGTGGTCACCCTGCGGTGCGAACTAACGGTTTAATTTATGAACCCCTTCTCAAGTACATCGATGCTCTACCTAGGCCCAAACAAAGCATTAAGCTATTCAGGAAAAGGCCTGTCTTTGCTCTAAGCTCAGATCAGGATTTACTTTATGATGACATCCCACAGCGCGTAAAACGCTGGCAGGAGATTACTGTTGGACATGTCTCATTAGTTGACCGTTTAGCGCCTTACTATGATCGAATGGATGACATTGTGACTACTCACGGAGGTTATAGTTACAGCAAGCAAAACAGTGAATATTTGCAACTTCAAAGCAATGATATCGTAAACTTTGGAGACTACATGCTGGTTGAAGTTATTTTACCAACCACAGCGGCCAAATGCTCGAGTGTGAAACTTAACTTTGGTGTAGTTGATGCGGAAGTTTATGTTCGAAATGCGCTGCCTGCTTTAAATTATTCTGCCTACACCAAACATCAAGTATTTGAAGTTAATGAACCAGTCGGAGTTGTTCCTGGGGACCAGTATGCAGTTAATGGAGAAACGTTAACCATTGTTGCAGAGGTGATGGACCATGACGGTACTTATTTAATTATTGCTTCTACTTATAAGTGGGATAATGGAGGTGCAGGGACGTTAACAAAAGTGTCGGGTACGGGACCATCCAGCATTAATTTCAATGCGACTAGATATGGTTTTGAGCCTGAGTACTATGACTTGATAGGCAAACCTCGTGGCGAGTGGATGGCCGTAGCTAATGAGGCTGGCAGTGCATTGCTATCACAATCCCATGTTCAAAAAGCAATGAGCTATGACAAAGTTATCTTCATGCTCAAAAAACAAGGCGGTCTACTTGTAAGTGATATTAATGTCGAGTGGGTTGGTATTGAGGGTAAGCCTCCAAAAATCAATCCCATGCTAGAGCCCAATAGTAGGCAAAGCCAGGTGCTGCAAAATACTAGCTTTGTTGATATGACGAACTGGAACATTGTTGGAGTGGTCAACCCAACGGTACCTCATGATGGAGTATTGCCGAAGGGTTTAACCAAAATGGTTAATGTATCTCAAGAAAACCGATTGTTACAAAATGTAGACCTAAGCCATGCTAGTCGTTATAGCCAAACTATAGACATTGTCGTTTGGGCTCGACGTTACCCTTTACATTTTAACCCAAGCTCTAATGAAGCTACCGCAGCGGTTGAATATCTAACGGCTCCAATTACATCTGAAAGTTGCGATTACACCGAACTCAGTGTTCGGTTGTTTGATGGCCAAAGGCGAGATGGTGTTATCTTTAAATCAATAGTTGGCCTCCACTGGCAGGAATGTAGGTTTCGAATTGATATTGGCTCTAACAATATTGCTAGAGACGGGGTTGATCTCGAAGTCTTCTGTGAAGATGATGAGTTAGAAATTGCATTAGTCGAGGTGTGGGTTTGAGCACCGTACTTCAACGCATCTACGCCAGCGCTCCGGTTGATGACCTGCCCATTCACACCCTAGAGCTGCAAGCCAGCTCTTTTGGTGTGATGCGCCTTTGCGATGGCTTTGATGACACTACCGCTGGCATTGAAGGGGGCGAGTTCGTCCTCTTCCAAGCCAGTGGCTTTGGTGTGTCATTGCCAGCAAAGGGAGTAAAAGGCCGGCAGGATCTGCAGTTTCAGATAGACAATGTGACCGGTGAGGCGCTGGCCAAAGTCAATCAAGCCATTGATGCAGGTGACACCATTAAAATTATCTACCGGGTCTACACCGCAAGCAACCTTGCAGAGCCGGCAGAGCCGCCCGTTGAAATGACCGCCGTCGATCTGCAAGCCACAGCCTTGAGCATCAACGTGGTCGCCTCTTTCAATGATTTAGTCAATAAAGCCTGGCCCAAACTCCGCTATACACCCAGCATAGCCCCGGGCCTCAAGTACTTTAGTTAAACCATGCCAACTATCAACGAATATTTAGCCGCCCCTTATGTGAATGAGGGGCGCGATATGGCTGGTTTTGACTGTTGGGGGATGACTCGTCACCGCCTACATCATCATCACGGTAAGCCCTTGTTTGAGTCCTTTGGGCACATCAACCCGGATAACAAAACAGCGCTCACCCAGGCCTACCAGCAAATCGTTAACCAGTTTGAATTATGCCAACCAAAGCCCGGCGCCATTGCGTGTGGCTTTAAGTTTGACAACCTAATCCACATGGGTACTTGCGAGCTAATTGATGGCCAGCTGCTCATACTGCACACATCGCGTAAAAAGGGCCCGTCGGTTGTGACCATCAATGATTTTAAGCGCCTATTTATCGAGGTTAAATTTTATGAATACCTGGGTTGATATCACAATTTACCCCAACAAGCTCGACCCTACTTTAATGGAGGTGTGCAAATGCCCTGTAGGCGCTACTTTATCTCAATGGCTTAAAGAAAATGTGCCGGCTTACTACGAAAGCGACGAGCCACTCTTTACCGTTGTTGTGAATAATAAGTTCCTTCTGCCTGCCCATTGGGCCACCTATCAGTTTGCTGCAGGTGATAGCGTTAGCATCGTCGTGGAACCCAAAGAGCCGGCCACCATTGCCTACGCCATTATTGCCATTGTTGCCGTGGGTGTTGCTATTTACACCGCCAATCAAATTCCCGACAACTACAACTCAACCACCCCCGATGGCAGCAGTATTTACGATGTCAACACCCAGGGTAACAAGCCAAGGTTAATGGGGATTATTCCTGAGGGAGCAGGCCGACACCTTATCTTTCCTGATTACCTCACCATGCCTCGGCGCGAGTACATCAACAACGAGCAATGGCTGTATATGATGATGTGTGTCGGCGTTGGGGAGTATGAAATTAAGCCCGAAGAGATCTTCATTGCCAACACCCCCGTCAGCCGCTATATCGGCGATGTTGATTATCAGGTTTTTGGCCCCGGGGAGGATGTCACCACCCATGAGGCGCATCGCAACGTATTCACATCCAGCGAGGTGGGCAGCACCTCAGGTCGTACTGGTATCGAATTAAAAGGGAAAATTTTAGATACAGGTGGCATGACGAGCCGATATGTTTACTCATTTGTTGGCGATAAAATCATTACATACCGAGAAGAGTGGGATGCAGAATCCGGCTCCCATATGCGGTTTAAGACCTTTCCCCCCTTTGAAGTCGGTGAGGTGCTGTCTGTCTTATATTCATATACAGGCCAAAACGATGGCTATTTTGAATTACTAACTAGAGAAAGCCAAGGCAGCCAGGTTAAAAAAGTCGATGGGCAATATCAGGACGACCCAAGCTGGACCGGGTTTGTGACCGAGTATGACTCTAATGCCAACGTATCTGTTGAAGATGGCGGTGGCGAGGGAGAATTTAACGGGCCCTTCTTTGCCTGCCCATCTGGCGAGCTCACAGATCAAATCTGGCTCGACTTTTCCATGCCGCAGGGGTTAGGTGAACTGGATGATGAAGGTAATTTCTTATTCCGTGCGGTAACCATCAAAGTGGAATATCGTAATGAAGGCGACCTGGAGTGGACGGCGTTTAATTCAGTAACCTTTTCAGGTAGCACCAATGACCAATTGGGTAAAACCAAAGCCTTCACTTTACCGCATAAGATGCGCCCTGAGATAAGGGTAAAGCGCGTCACAGAGGGCACTGATGATACGCGTATTTACGACGATGTATTCTGGACTGGTCTAAAGTGTGAGTTAGATGGTGCCTCTAGCTACGAAGGCCTTACCACTATCGCCGTAAAAATTCGCGGTACCAACGCCCTGGCCGGCACCGCTGAGAACAAATTCAACCTCATCGGCACCCGTATTTTACCTGTGTTCGAAAATGGCGCCTGGAGTGCACCTCGGCCCACAACAGATATCGCGCCATTCTTTGCCCATGTAATTAAAAGTGCGGGCCACGATGACAATAAAATCGGGCTTGATGATCTCGACACATTGCATGCGATTTGGAACGCCCGCAGCGACGAATTTAATGCGGTGTTTGACAGCGCCAGCACCATGTTTGAAGTACTAAAGCGGGTATCAGCGGTTGGCTTTGCCGAGCCTACTATTGACTACGGTAAAATAACCCCGGTACGAGACCAACCGCGCACTGTTTTCCGCCACATGTACCAGCCCGATAATTACGTTGGCCAGCTGCGGCGATCGATAAAACTCATCGATGACGATGAGCCGGACGGCATAGAAGTCGAATACTTCTCACCAATCACTTGGAAATCAGAAACGATACTGTGCTTGCTCCCCGGGGACCTTGGTATTAACCCCGAGAAAGTACGCGCGTTTGGTATTACCAGCAGAGATAAAGCATATCAGCTTGGCATGCGTAAACGCCGAGCCAGAAGGTACCGCCGCACCCGTTTTGACTTTAAAACCGAAATGGACGCACTAAACTCCCGGTACCTGGACTATTGCGCCTTGGCCGATGATATCCCAGGCTTTGAACAAAGCGGCCGCGTTGAATTCATCAATGGCCGCTCTATCTATGTTGACCATGACAGCCTTAACTGGCAAGAAGGTGAAAATCATGTCCTGGCATTGCGCAAACCCGATGGCACCCTGTCAGGACCCTATAACGCTAGCAAAGGCAACGCGATTAATGAAGTGATCATAGATGCAGACTTGGACTTTGCTCCCGTTCTGGACGGCTCAATGGAGCCGCCATTCTTCATGTTTGGGGTAAACGAACGCTGGTGCAACGGAGTCTTAATTCGCGATATAAAACCATCATCGACTGATCAGGTGAGTGTGACAGCCGAACTTGATGATGACAGGGTTTATTTGGACGATGACAGCCTAGCGCCCAGCTAGGCTTAGCTAATCACCTGAGCTATTAGCTGTAATGTGAAACCGATAATTAGTAGGCCAAGTCCACGTTTAGCCAAATCACTTTGTTTTAGTTTATCTACTACAGCGGGGTGGTTTGATGTTGAAGGATCTATATCCTTATAACTAGTCATTGAAAGGCCGCTAGTTTCAAAAGCTTTCTCTCTGGTGGTCATAACTGGGTAAGCGAGCATGAAGGCAGCTATGATGTCTGTTATCAGCCCAACAACAGTCAAAAATTTCGGAAGGCTAGTCCACGGTTCAAAGTAGTAACGCCCCAGCGCAAAAGACAACCCCATTAATATGAAAACCAAACATTGGAATTCCACGTAGGGGGGCTGTGATTTATCCAAAAGCTTTACAAAAAAATTTATTTTCTTGGGCTCAATCGATTCTGTTTCCAC